ATAGCCAACAGGCAATCCGTCTTGTACGAAAACGAGCAGAACAACCTGAAGAAGATGCTTGATGACAAGTTGATTTCTGAGGAAGAATACAATCGCAGGTCGCTTGATTTAAAGAAAAAGCAGTTCAATCAAGAGAAGCAGACTGCCATAATTAAGGCCATCATTGACGGGGCTTCTGCCATAATGAAGTCCTTGATTACGCCTTGGCAAATACCGCTCATTTTGGGTATGACAGCGGCTCAAATATCCACAATTTCTGCTCAACAATTCCCCGGCTATAAGGAGGGTGTCATTGACTTGAAAGGCCCAGGCTCGGAGACCTCCGACAGCATTACGGCCCGGCTATCGCGTGGAGAGTCGGTAATGACCGCAGACGAGACGAAGCGGTACAAGCCCGTCCTCCAAGCCATCCGGGATGGCGAGTTTGAAGCGTTTGTGGCGAAGCGATACACGAGCGCAATGCAAAAGCAGGATGTAGCATTGAACACCGGGGGTTCATTTGCCGATAATGTTTCCAACTCGTTTGATATGCAGACCGCTGAACTTGCGACCCTGCTCAAGCAGAACAGAAAGGTAGCCATTAAGAATGTTGATGAATTAGCCAAAGCCATTAACCGCAGAGGTACGGCCCACAAGGTTATTGATAGGAGGACGCTAAGATGAGCTATACCGTTACGCTTGACGGCATCGTTTTGAGAGACGAGCCGATGGGCCTTGAGTCGGCCAAGTTGCAGGTGTATAGAGACACCGCAAATCCAGGAATCTTTAACATCTTCACGGCTGATATTACTTTTTGGGGGGATGGGTATGACATTCTGTATGGCTATTACGACACCGAGGTAACTTGCAAGACCGTGCCTATCTCCATTGCGGAAGACTGCGATGACGGCTTTGTATTTGAGGGCTTGGTGTATATTGATGACCTTGAGGTGAATATCGTGAAATGCACGATAGATTGCAGCATTGAGGACGATTCTCCGATGGGCAGAATCAATCGCTATGCCGACACGAAGGTTTCCATTAACAACGGCAAGAGTATGTCTCCGATAGCCGATGGGGGTGTGACGATTGCGCCTGTTGGTTCGTACAAGAAAACACCCTATGCTTCCGGGACGCTTCCAGGGTTAAGAGCCAACTTGAGGTGGTTTACGCCTCTTGAGTTGATGAACTATGTGACCAAATACATCACGGACGGGAAGTGCGATGTCGTGAGCAATTACCTTACCGACCCGGCCAAGTATTACGATGCGGAGCGATGGACGATTACGATATACTCCTTCAACAGAAGCCCTGTGCCTATAAACGGGTTTACCTTCAGACTTCAATTCAACGATGTTTTTGGCAATACGGTGGTTGTGGACGAAGAACTCCCCGGCATTCAGCCTTGGGCCATTGCCTACAATATGGCTCAAAGGATAGGCGTTAAGACGTGGAACCAAATAGGAGGTGGGCCTGTAACCTACTTTGGTGGTGGCGAAAACAAGGGAGACCGACCAACGAGGTCGTGGGCTTCTTCCGCTTTTCCACCGAACCCCGCGACTGACCCCGGATATATTTACCTTGAGTTTCCTTGGAGGGTTGACAATGTTCAACTGCTTTCGGTGATTAACCAAGACACCAAAAACCCGGTATCTATTGGATCGCCCGGCTCTGGGGCCGCATTCCAATACACCATACAAAAGACCTCCATATCAAGAAACTATGGGGCAACGGGGTTGATTATGACTTCGGGCGATATTTTGAAGGGCGGCCCTGAGAATATCAATGTGTCATTCAATGATGTGGTGCAGAATGTCTTTAAACCATTGAATTTGAGCATTCGGCCCCAAAGCAATGGCAACGGCACATACACCTTGTTCGTTGAACCAGAGCCAACCACTCTTTCAAACAATGAGGCTTTTGAGATTAAACACATCCAAGACCTTATGCTGAAGCGAAACAATGCGTTTGCGGTTTCGGCTTTAAGCACCGGCATAAACACGAATAACGATTTCTACTTGCATCAATCGGTTGGCTATACCGCAGACTCTTGCGCAAACGAATCCTACTCGGTCACTTCTTCTTTTGCCGTCCCGAAGTATGCCGATGTGTTTAAGCGAACGGACAGCCTTGACTCCGAGGTTGTTTATATGGCCGAGGTTGAGAACCCGATAAGCGGTGACGTTGACAATGTGGCTTTTTATGAAACCACCTATTCAGCCGGTCTTACTTTGGGTGACTTGAAGGTTGACTATATCGCTTGCTACACGCTTCTGCATCCATTTGTGGCAAGGAACAACGTGAACAAGTCAAGGAACGGGTTTTTCCTTGAGGGCCAAAAAGTCCCAAGGAGCAATGGGGTTTATCCGTGGTGGACTATTGTCGGCCTTGACATCCAAATCAAGAACGAGATGACCTTTGAGTACCCGCTCAAGCCGAGCGAACTCAACATTCTGTTAGCCGACCCGTACAAGTATATTCTTTGCGATGGCCGAAGGGGTTGGATAAAGAGCATTGAATACGACATTAAGACGGGAATGACTACCTTTGAGCTTCTAACAGAATGATAAGTCCCAACCAACCTATTGTCTGCGTTCCCTCTACCGAAGGGAGAAACATTGCTCCCTTTGACGCTCTCACGAACGCGGATTACTACGGAATCGTTGGCTCTGCGGCCTTTTTGTCGGCTTCCAAGCTGACCTTTTGGGGCGGTTACAACGCCTTAACGGTTTGGTCGCTTTACAACAGCCGGGCCGATTCAGACGGGGCCATTCCTTTGAGCGACAACTATTACTCTCCCGGCTATCCCTTCAATCCAGGGTATTTCCAAATGACTCCGTGGGAGAGGTTCAATGCCAGAGCAACCTACGATGGCGCGACTCCCGCAAGCCCTTCAGTAACGAGCGCGTGTACGACCGCGGTATTCAACGAGTTCTACGAGCTTTCCGAGTTGGAGGACACATCTTGCGAGTACGAGATTTACGCTGAGACCGTTTCGTTTATTGGCCCACCGAACGCCACGGTCTATGTGGACTACGGCATCCGGGACGCTTGCGATTACGCCCTACTGAAGTTCAGGGTTTCCAACTTCACCTACAACACCAAGTCTCTAACCTACGGTAGTGCTATTGCCGTTGGGTTGAACACGGTGGACATTGCGGGCAACGGGTGGTATTCCTTGCCTATCATCTTGAATCCCCTCGGAGCGGGTTCGTCCCCTCTTCCGGGGGCTTCTCCAAACTTCTTCATTCAGTCCCTCGGCCCGGAGCCTTATGTGCGCTTTGACNTTGACGCTGTTGAGATAACCTGCTTCACGCCCGATGGCACGGACTGCACGGACTGCAAGACGGGTGATTACCAACAACCGGTATTGCTTGAGGCGATTGATTATTGGGCTATCACTGAGACACGGGCGAATGCAGATGGGGCGATTCCTGCGTTGAGCGTTGTGCCTTACGGCCCTTGCGAGGCAGAGTTCAAGGCGAGGTTTGACGCGCTAATGGCCGGGCAGAACGATTACAACTCGGAGATGTTGAGCGTACAGGTTGATGACCCTTACTGCGGTCAGTACCTCTACGACCCCTTGTTCACCGATTTGTCCACCACACCAAACCCATACGCGGCCTACGGCATTGCCACAACGACTAAGTACGTTTCTGCGGGGTGGGCGGGATTACTTGCGGCATTCACCCCGAATCCCGGCCCGACCTTTAACAAGGTTGTGTTCAGTTCTTCTTGGTGTACTTTTTCTGGAATACCGGCAGGCATTATAGCGAGTTACTCTCCGACCCTCGTTTCGCTGAGTGCTATAATGAATCAGCCCAACACGAGCTATCGGATAAAGGTTACAACGGAGAGCTATGCCGGGGCTTACATAACGAGCGGAATAAGGGTCTATGCTCAAATCAACACAAATAGCAAGGTCTATTTGGGTGAGATAACCGCTCAAGGGACGCATTACTTCTACTACCGCACCGACTCATCCTGGAACAGCTTTGCGAAGCTATTGATTGAAGGGAATCCGGGCACACCATTCAGCTACGCCCTTTCGGGCCTTGAGGTATCTCGCCTCGTTGAACACACGCCCGTGCTGATACCTTCGGTCAGACTGAACCTTTCTTCAATCTTCCAAACGATTATTGATAGCGCAAGGGTATCGCAGGACTTTTCGGGAGCCGGGCCTTTCTATCCAATCATCTCCAACGCCCTCTACGAGTATTTTCACTTTGAGACCCGGACGGCTGAGTTGAACTACGACCCGCAGGCTTGTTTCCGCATCCTTATCACAAAGGACTATTGTTGGGACACGCAAGACCAATTCCGCACCCTTCCAACCACCCCAGACTCGCTTGAGTTCTGCATTACGGAGCCTTACAAGTGGATCACGGATCCGTGCAACACCCTGCGAATCGGAGCCGGGCAAGACACCTCCGAGAGCAAGGAGGCTTGTGCCTTTGGGTTCACTTATCCAACTGTTTCGGAGGCTTTAGGCGTTACGGAGTGGTTGCACTTGACGCGCATCTACGGAGAGCTTAGAAACCCGCAGTACGATGGGGAGAGCGTTTCCTACCAGGATAGCCGTGGGAAGAAGCGGATTGTCTATGTGGAGAGCCGCGAGTTTATGGAGATGGTGGTAAACTTTGCTCCTAAGTGGGTTCACAACTTCCTCCGCTTGGCTTGTCGGCACGACTTCTTTTACATCCACGATGGGAATACGGACGCTTACTACTTCACCCGCTCGGAGACCTATTCACCCACTTGGATTCGCACCCGGCTGATTGCTCCTGCGTTCTTGGAGGTTGAGGTAAAGGAGCAGGATTTGAGGAAGGAGCTGTGTTGCATCGGATTTGTCGGGCAAGAGCCGGGCGATGACCAAAGGCTTCCTGCGCCTGAATCGGAGTATGTGGTCTATGGCCCTCCTGCCCCCGGTGAACCTGGAGACGAAGAGGACACTATCTTTGACCTAAGTTTTGATTTCACCTTTGAGTGAGTATCTTTGTAGCATCGTGCGTTGTGGCCGGTCTGCCATCCAATGACAAACTCAAAATCCTTTCAATTTTAATCAAATGGCTTATTTAGAATACGGCTGTTCCGCTTTGCCCGACCACGAACTCGTAGATTGCGGCAATTACAAACGCGGTGGCATTTCTGCGATAGGTATTCTTGAGGAAGACGCTTTCGGTACGGGCGCGACTTTTGCGACTGCTGCCGATTATAGCAATGGCGCGAAATACGCTGCTGCTATTGCCGCTGGAGACCTCAAGATTATCAAGAACATTCGCGGAACTGTCCCTGACGCATCTCCCGTAGATGTTGACAATCCCGTTGGCTGTGGCCCACAAAGCCTCTTGGCCGGGTTTGACTTCACCGCTACTTGGATGGATGCCAACACAACCGATGGAAGTATTGACTTTTATCGCGCTCTCAACAAGCGCGTGACGGGGTTGATTCTCTACTTGTGTGGCTCTGGCGAGGTTATGGTGATTCTCCAACCCGTGAACTATGTGTGTCTGCCGGTGAATGTCCCTGCTTCCAACAAGGAGTTGCAGATGTTCAACTGCACCGCCCGTGCTTCCCTCGGCCCCGACCAACTGCCCCAGAAGTACACTGCGCCTTCCAACGCAGACGCTATCTTCGGAGCGTAAGTTAATCTTCGGAAAAAAAGGAATCCTCGGCCAATGGTCGGGGATTTTTTTTGGGATTTACCTATATTTGCACAAATGAGTGAACAAACAACGGGCATAGTGATAATGGCCTTCGGGAAGGCAGCTTATCACGAAATGGCATACAACTTCGCCCTATCGGTGAAACACTTTGACCGAGACCTTCCGATTCAGTTGATTTGCGATAAGCGGGATGTCTTAATCCCCCACAAGTATTGGGTCTTTGACATTATCACGATTATCCAACACGAGGACATTTACACCTCGTATTCATTCAGCCCCGGCAAGGCGAAGACCAGGATTGACAAGTATATGGCCTTTGACAACAACCTGTACTTTGACATTGACGGCATCGCACTCAAGTCGCTGAAACCTTTGATGGAGAGGATGTTGGCATTGCCCGAAGGCCAGCCTTTCTTCTCTCAAACTGCTTCGTGGACTGACCCAGAGGGCAGAACTCCAATGGCGAACTTAAAGCAAAATGGCCCCGACTTCCCAGAGATGCAATGGGCAACCCTTGACACCATTTGGGAGTATCACGAACTGCCTGACGATGCGATGGTTACGGCCATTAACAGTTCATTTATGTTCCTTCGCAAGGGGGAGAAGCTGACTCGGTTCTTTGAGCAGGTTCGGGACAACATTGACAACGGCATCCCGGTAGATAAGCTGAAGATGCCTTGGGGTGGCACATACCCTGACGAACTCGCCTTCAACATCGCCTGCGCTCAATTTCGCATTGACCCGTGGTGCGGATTGAACCCCGTCTATTTTCAGTTTCGCAATTCAATGACGGGAAAGATTGTTAAATGGGTCTATGAGAACTATTATATCCTCGGCCTTTACGGAGGCGTAGGATTTACGCACAATTCGGCTTGGGAAATGTCCTGCAAACTTTTGGGGCAGTACCACGCAAATATGGGCTTGACTCACGAATACAAATGGCATAGTCTTGTAAAACAAAAACACGCAGGAAAGCAAAAGCAACTGATACGATGGAATTAGAAGGATTCGTTTCTATCATAACGACCTGCAAGGGCCGTATGCACCACTTGGAGGAGGCATTGCCCACCTGGACGAGCCAGGTCGGGGACAACTACGAGGTTATCGTTGTGGACTATGGAGACCCCGACAAGAGTGCAGATTACGCTGATGGGCTAAATGACCCTCGCGTTCGGGCGGTAAGGCACGAGGCTGAAGGCTTCAACTTGAGCCACGCAAGGAATATAGGGGCAATGGCTTCTTGCGACAAGGCTGATACGCTTTTATTTATAGACGCAGATGTCTTTATGACCAACCATTCTTTTGTGAACTATCACAAGAAAAAGGCTCTTTTGGATGGTGTTTTTCTTAGCGGTTGGCACAATGGGCGTTGCAATTTAGGGGCAGGCACTTCGGGGTCTTGTATGATATGGAAAAAGGACTTTTTTGACGCGAAAGGCTATAACGAGGCCGCAAAAGGATGGGGGTCTGAAGATGTTGAATTTTGCGAGAGGCTTGATCGGAATGGCCTTCGGCAAGTTGGGTTTCAAAACGGCTTAATGGCTATTGAACACGACAACTCGCAACGAACGAGGTTTTATGAAGAGAAAAACATTTACGCAAGCAACGACCACAATGCAGTTGTCTTGAGGTCACAATTTTTAAGCTCAATCCCTTGATACAAGTCATTAAAGCCACCAAGAACCCGGATGCCTCTATCGTGGAGCATTCTTGCGGGGTTGTTGTCTTTGAGATGCCCTATCTGGGTGTTACTCGTGGTTATGGTGAGTTTATGGATTTGTATAAGGCTGACCCAGATGCCTTATGGGTTGTGTATCAGCCTCACGATGTGGTCTTGAATTACGATGAGTTAGCGAAGGCTATTGATGATTGTCCCGGAAGGCACTTCCAACTATCCCTTTCCGACCGATCCTTTGGCTCTCACGATTTCTTGTTCCGCAATGGAAGAACCGGTTGGCATAGGATTCCTTTTGTTGAGGTGATGGCCCCGGTATTTCAGGCCGATTTCTACGATACCATTGCCCCTTATATGAAGGAGTCCAAGTCCTCTTGGGGGTTAGATCACCTTTGGGCAAAGATTTACGGAGAATACCCTTGGCTTTGTTGCGACTACGAGATGCACCATACCGAGCCTATTACATCGGCAGGCTGGGTCATTGACGGAAAGACACCGATGGAAGAGATGGATTATATCAATCGTAAATTTTTGCAAGCGAAATGAAGACGGTTTATGATGTTACCAACGAGTTTGAGAAACGACTCGCAGATTACACAGGCGCGCCTTATGCGGTGACCTTAGATAACCAATCCAATGGCTTGTTTTTGGCATTGATGTACGAGAAAGTTGGAGGCACAACGATTACCATCCCGGAACGAACATACCCATCCGTGCCTTGCGAAATCATTCACGCAGGGGCAAAGGTGGCCTTTGACGCAGTTGAAGGCACAACATTGAAGGGCGCATATCAACTCAAGCCAAGCCGTGTTTGGGATAGTGCTTTAAGGTTTACGGCTGATATGTATTTGCCAAATACGCATATGTGCATATCGTTTACAGGGCCGTACAAGCATTTTAAGCTATCTAAGGGAGGGGCAATACTTACCGATGACTACCAGGCTTACTTGTGGTTTAAGAGGGCAAGGTATAGCGGTAGAAGAGAGTGCAGCTATCACGATGACCATTTTGATATGCTCGGATGGAATTTCTATATGATGCCCGAACTTGCAACGAGAGGCTTATTGCTGATGAATCAGTTTTACAATTCCGATGGGAGCAAGAAACACAACGCTGATCTGGAACTTCCATACCCCAATTTGTCTAAATTCCCAATCTACAAGCAATAATGTTTTACACCCAAGAACAGCTATGGGCTATCGGTTTTGGTAGCGTTGGCGAGAATGTCTTTATTAGCGACAAGACAAGCATTTACAACCCGAAGAACATCCACATCGCTTCCAATGTAAGGATTGATGACTTCTGCATTTTGAGCGCAGGAGATGGATGTATTAGCATAGGGAACTATGTCCATATCGCTTGTGGAGTCACGATGATTGGAGCGGCCAAAATCACTTTGGATGACTTTAGCAATGTTTCTGGAAAGTCTTCCATTTACAGCTCATCGGATGATTTTTCTGGAAAGTATTTGATTGGCCCAACTTTGCCCAAAGGCTTCAGCAATGTGAAGAATGCCCCGGTATATTTGAAAAAGTATGTGATTCTTGGATGCAATACGGTTGTTTTGCCGGGAGTAACCATTGGCGAAGGGGTGGCCGTTGGTGCTTTGTCGCTTGTAAGCTACGACCTTGAGCCTTACGGGATTTATGCCGGAAGCCCTCTAAGCAGGATAAAAGACAGAAAGCGAGAAATGGTTGCGTTATCCAAGACCTTGATTGATGATGCAAAATAAGCATTTGATTGTCTTCTTGGCTTTTGACCAATCCGACATCATAAGGAAGAGCTTTGAGTCTATTTACGATGAATCGTTTGACTACTTTATCGTTGAAAACATTTCCGAAAACTCTATAAACATTCGGAATTACTTTACCGAAAAAGCGGCAAATTGCCCCAACATTAGGGGATACATTCAGTTTAAGGAAAACATTTCGGCCACGGCAATAGATTGCTTCTTGTTGGATTTTGATGACTTGATTAAGCAATACGACTACTTGACCATTACGGATGGCGATTTCTTTATGTACGACATAAAAGACGCTATGGCCGAGCTTGTCTTGGCTTTTGAGGATCCGAGTTGCCTTGTAAGCTCAATCCCCCTCTATTTGGATAACAACTATGATAGGGGAGAGATGCGCATCATTGGCACGGATGTTTTTTTAGAACGACAAGCGGAAAGGCAGTCTATTGGGCATTGGCATTATCCCGGAATCACATCGGCCTGCTTCTTAACTTACAAAACGAGCAACCTGGATTTCCTTAAATCCATCCATTACATAGACACTTTCATTCATCGTGAAGCATTAAGGTTAGGGGGCAAATGGCTTGTTTGCGGAAAGAACCAAGCATATCACTTGACCTGGGACTTGTATTTTGATGGCAATCCTTANTACGAGTGGAAGAAGGCTGTTATTGACCAAATTTGGGAAAAGAAGCCCTCAGTAAACTATAATCGTTTTTTTGACTATGACCATTCCTATCGTTTTTCCAACCTACTATCGGCCCGATGGCAAGAGCGAATTTTACATTCGGAGGCTCTTAGATAGCATTTACGCTCAAACCCACCAAGACTTTGTGGTGTATATGATTGGAGACAAGTATTACCCCAACGAGCAGTTTCGCGAAATCTCTAAAAGCTATGACCATAGACTCAAGGCGATCAACTTGCACTATGCCAAGGAAAGGGACAAGTATCAAGACCCATTGCTACTTTGGCACTATGGTGGCGTTAACGCAATGAATATGGGCATTGAGATAGCAAAGAGGGACAAACACAAGCATATATGCCTGCAAAACCACGATGACTTTTATTACCCCGAATACCTTGAGTCGGTGAATAAATGTATTGCAGAAACGGGTGCAGACTTTGTTTTCTGCAAGGCCAACTATTTAGGTGGCATCGCATTCCCCTGCCCTCCCGTCCCGGAAGGTTGGGAGTATTTTGAGCTTTACCCGGAATTTGGGCAGTTGAATATCGCAACTGTTTGTATGAATTTTGCCAAAATACCCTTGATGCTTCGGGATGTTTACGAGTTAACCGGCAATGGATCAATGCCTGCCGATGGCGATTTATGGGAGCGCGTTCGCCCTTATATGCTAAACGCTGGCCTTCAATCGGTGTTTATCAATAAAGTTTTGGTGAACCACGAGGAGGAAAGGTACGCAATCAATAATTTTGAGCAAATTAAAGAAAATGAATCAAAAAGAAAAGATTGACTCGTTGAGGAACATTCCTCGCGTGTATTGGGTTGCTCCTGAACCCGGAAACTTAGTGGGCGGTCTTATTGACCTTTGTTCCAAATATCTGAAGCGTAAGGGCATCGTTGTTGAAGTCGGCAGCTTTTCGGGGGTTAGCAGCCGGGTTTTGTCCCTGCATTGTAAGACGCTGTATTGCGTTGACTCTTACCATTGGCCCGAAACCAAGGAGGCCGAACGGATGTTTGACGCGATGCTTCCAGGATACCCAAACATTAAGAAAATGCAGATGTTTGGTTCGGAGGCCACTTCATTCTTTGAGGACGGTTCTTTGGACTTGGTTTACATTGACGCTGACCATACCTATGAGGCCGTTGTGGCTGACATAAACGATTGGAAGGCCAAGATAAAGCCCGGTGGCTACATCGCAGGACACGATTTCTATATGGATGAGGTGGCAAGAGCCGTTCGGGATTGTCTGGGTGAGCCATTAGAGTTGTTTTCGGATAGCAGTTGGATAATCAAGTTGTAGGTAAATGCCGTAATTTTGAGGACAAACTCCATTACAATGTGCAAGTGCAGAGGCGGTAAAAAGCGATAGCTATGACAAACGAACAGGTCAAACCCTTGTTAGACCACATCATCGCTGAGTACAAGAAGTACGAGGTGAAGAAGAGGTCTGACAAATTCTATATTCCCGATTTCTACCCGACCTATCGGGCCTGCGTAGAAATGGAGATGAGGCTTCGTATTCACTCCGACTACGATGCTTTCCCTGAAAAACTGTTCAAGGAGAAGGCTCCCAACGAGCTTCCCCACGAGTTCAACTACCGCAAGAACATCTACAAGCCTATCACCGTGCCTTACTTCCACAAGGCCGTGAACATTGCCGGGCGCGTGTGGAACCGGCAGAATTACGAGTTACGCTTTGATGACGCTTCCGAGGAGCGTTATTTCACGGAGGACTACCCTCGCTTCACATCGCTTGAGAACTACTTTCAGCAGATCGTGAGCTTTATGACCTTGACCGACCCCAACGCGGTCTTGGCGATTATGCCTGCCAACCTCCAATACTTTGAGGACGGCACATTCAACGACACCGTTGAAACGACCCCGGTGGCCCATTGCTTCCACTCTAAGCGCGTCTGGGCTTGGAAGGAGAACGAGTACGCCATCATTAAGGCCGACTACGGCTCGGAGGTGGAGAATGGCCGTACCAAAACGGACGATGGCCTTGTCTTCTTCATCTTTGACAAGAACGAGATTCAGATTGCCAAGCAAGTGGGCAAGAAGGCTGACTACACCTTTGAGATTGAGCTTTACTACAAGCACGATATGAACAAACTGCCCTGCACTCGTTTGGGTGGTATTTCGGTGCAGGAGCAAGGCGATTACTATTTCCAATCCTTCTACACCCCTGCTATCCCGGCTCTTGACCAAGCGGTGTGCGATTTCAGCACCTTGCAGATGTCCAAGTACAGCCACGCGTTCTTGCAGAAATGGGAGTATGTGGACGAGTGCGATAAGTGTAGCGGTTCGGGATACACCGAGGAGGCTTTAGGCTTTGAGGAGAAGGTTGCCATTGCTTGCTCCAACTGCGGTGGTTCTGGCACGAAGCGGATGTTCGGGCCGATGTCGGTTTACCAGGTTCAGACTCCGAATCGTTTTACCTCGGAGGTNGAGACGAAGGTGAACATCCCCCCTGCCGGGTTCATTGAGTTGAACCCAGAGATTCTTGAGTTCTTGAATAAGCAGGTCATTACGAACATCCAAATGGCCTTTGAGTTGTTGTCCATTGATGTAATGAACAACGAGAAGATTTCGGGCCGTGAGACCGCCACGGGTAAGGCCATTGACCGGGAGGAGTTGTATTCCTTCCTGCTCCGCTTTGCCAACACGGTCTTCCACGACTTTGAGTTCGCTATCAACACGATTGGCGTGATGCGCTATGGCGCAGACTTTGCGATGCCTGCGCTGAGATACCCGCAGAACTTTGAGATGCGCACCGATGCTGAGTTGACCGCTGAGATTGAGAAGGCTCCGACCTTTAGCAAGGCAATGTTGGCTCAACAGTATTTGGAGACCCGCTTCCCCATTCAAGAGGAGAAATCAGCGATTATGAAGTTGGCGGTGCAGGCCGATCCGTTGTTCAACCTGGAAACGAAGGATGTCTTGGCATTGGTTTCCACCGGGCTTGTTCCCAAATGGAAGGCCATTCTGCACTTTGAGTTGGAGTCGCTGATTAAGACTGCGGTTGCCCAAAACGAGAACTTCTTTGAACTCACCCTGGAAGAGCAGAAGGAAGCCCTTGCGACCCTTGCGAAGGCTCTTGTTCCGGCTGAAGAAGCCCCCAGAACGATGACTCCGCAGAGCGTGATGAACGCCCGTACTGCCGTTCCTGCCGCTCCCGAAGACGAGGACGAAACCTAACCAATGACTTTAGAAGAGATTGCGGCCTCCAAGCAGGAAGGCTTGGACACGATTGGAGAAGAGTTTGGCACGAAGGTGGACAAGTCGCAGGATGAACTGCTCGTTTTGCTCCTTTTAATGCTCTCCAGGCTCTCCTACGACACCGAAGGCAATCTCCTATCCACCACCGACAATTACGCCCGTGTAGAGGCTCTAATGGCCGAATTTAAGGATGCCGTATCGCGGAGCAGTTATTACGATGCGTTGGTGTTTTTGGCTAAGAAGATTGACACGCAGGCCGACTTGACCAAACAGTATTACGACAAGTTGGGCTTTGATGTAAACTCGGCTTCGGAGGTCGGTTACGAGGAGCAGATGCGGTCAATGTTTGACGATTTGACCAACCTTGAGACGAATCTATACGCTTATATACGAAACTTTGTCCTTGCGTCCATTGCTTCGGGTTCGGCCCGGTCGCTTTTGGAGGGAGGGATTAGCGACATAATGGTGGGCGGTGGCCCTGACAAAAAGGGTCGTTTGTTCAATATGGCGGTCTTGACTGCTGACACGATGTTTGCGGTGATTGACCGTTCCTTCAGCTACGCTCTGGGCAAGGCTTTGGGCATTAAGAAGTTCAGATATGCCGGGGGATTGGTGAACGATTCGCGCCCTTTCTGCGTTGCGAGGGATGGCAAGGTTTTTGATGAGGGAACGATTCGTTCGTGGGGAAGGTTGGGCGATTGGAAGGGCAAGATTCCCGGCACGGACGAGGCCACAATTTTCATCTATTTAGGCGGTTATAGATGCAGACATTGGCTTGTTCCACAGGTTTGAATGCCCATTTTTGTTTATATTTGCACCATAAACCCATTCATTTACTATGGACATAAATCCAAACCAAATCAAAGTTCGTTGCATAAAGGCCAACGGACAAGTCGTGATGCTGAGCAAGACAACGGCAAGGGACACCGCTTTCCTCAAAAAGTATGGCATCCGCATTGAGGATGAAGCCTACTTGAATCCCCAAAGCCAAGTCTTTGAGCCAATCCAAGAAGCCCCTAAGCGTAGGTCGATGATTCGCCAACAAGAACCCGAAATCGTTGTTTCGCAGTCTGCCGAAACGATGATGGAGCAAACACCCGAAGTCCCAGAGGGCGAATTGACCGAGGTGACTGAACAGACCGTTGAGGAAGAGCCTCTACCCCAAGAAATTCCGACCGAAGAAACACCAACCACTAAAACCCGTAGAAAATGAGCGTAGATTCCAAAGAGATGGCCAAATGGCTATTTGACCAAGAGAAAGAGTTTGCATCCCTTGACGAGTTCAAGGAAGAACTTGCGAAGAAGTATGTGTCCCGTGAGGTGGCCGTTGACGATGAGGACATCCGCAATCGCGTTACCGGGAAGACTCTCGGAAGCCTTGAGACCAAGTTCAAGAGGGCTTTCAACTTGACCGAGGACGATGTGAAGGGCAAGAAACTGTCCGATCTGTTTGAGGTTGCCCAACAGCGTATCAATACGCAGATTGAGGACTTGAAGGAGCAGGCCAAGAACACCGGGAAGGACGATGAGGGCTACAAAACCCAACTCGCTGAGTTGAAGAGGCAGAAGGGCGAATACGAAACCTTGGCGGGTGAGTTGACGCAGAAGCTTGAGCAGAAGGAGATTGAGTCGCAGAAAGCCATTGACAACTACATCATTAACCAAGAGGTGATGAAGATTAAGTCATCCCTTTCGTGGAGCGATTCGGTCAATCAGTTTGCCAAGAAGGGCTTTGACTTAGAATTGAATGAGCGTTATATCTTTGCATTGTCGGACGGGAAGTTGGTGGTGACAGACAAGGACGGAAGCCAGATCAAGAATGAGAAAGGCACGGGCTATCTGACACCTGAAGAGTTGGTTCGCACCGAGGCTGACAAGGCTCAAATGCTCAAGAGGGCAGGAGAGGCCGGGAAGCAAGGTAAAGAGCCGATTCGGACAACGACCTCCGGCACAAAAGAAGGAACTCGCGAACGGTTCTTGCACCCAAGGGCCGCGAAGCATAGAGAAGAGATTAGCGCACGATGATGTGTCGGGGGGACAATAAGCCCCATAGTGCCTGGCTTGGCAAGAAATAGCCGACAAACCTTTCTTTCATTCCAAAAAAATGTCATACGCTTTTTCATCTTTCGTATCGTGTCCCGACATCCAAGGTCGTTTGGACGATGGCTATTTCAATGCCGATCCAACGATGTTCCCCGGACACATCAACACTCTTCGGGCTATCACCTCCCCGATGAACGAATCTGGTATCATCCAAAACCAGATTGACACCAAGAACGGCCACTACCGCCAGGTTGAGGTCGTGTACCAGCCTCGGATGACCTCTACCGACACTTCAACCTCTGCGGAGTTGAATTGTANTGCNGGGCCAACNTACGGNGAAACATCTACCGTTTACAACATTGACCCTGCTGCCGGTGCTTCGCGCAGGTGGTCGGTCAGTCTTGACGATTTGGCTCCTCGTTGTGAGAATGACGAGAACTACATCGCTCGGCAGTTGGCAATGCACCTTCAGGCTATCAAGCGGTNTATGAACNANGAAGCCGTAAGCTACATCAGTCATAGTTTCGGTAAGTTCCCCGTTCAGCCCACCGGTACAGGCTCAGGCCAAGTGAATGCCGCTCGCACCTTGTTGACCACCAAGACCAAAAACACCACCACAGGCGTTTTCTTGGATGACTTCTTGTCCGATGTGACCTATCAGTATCAACTTGCTGAGGGCTGGGATCGCCCCATCATCATCGGTGGTGAGCTTTCTCACAAGTATATGACGGCTCTCAAGTCGCATTGCTGTGCTACCGTGAATGTTGACCTTCAGGCTATGATGAACTCGGACGCTCAGTCCTACTTCTTCCTTGAGCCAAAGGCCGATAGCGTTTTNGGTNCGGGTGNGTTCGCGATGATTGCTCCCGGTGGAGTTCAGCTTATCCGCTACAACTCTTTCCGTGGCGCATCCGGCATCCGCGTAATTGATGACCAATCCATCAAAAAGGGTACGATTTCCGACCCTGAGACCGGGCTTGAGTTTGACTACTACGCTCAGTTGGATTGCAACACCTGGAAGTTCTTCTTGGGTCTTTCCTACAAGTATGTTGACCTCCCTGCTGACTTGTTCTTCGCAACCGATGAACTGTCTGGGGTGAACTACATCTTCAACGGAGTGGTGAACAACTAATCTCCACTTGGGTTTAGTGCGAGAAGGGGGTGCGAAAGCATCCCCTTTTCTTTTTGTACCTTGTACCATTGATTTTTAGTAACTTTGCCTTATGAGTTGTTGGAATAATGTCATCGGGATTCGCGGCCTCTGCGACCCTGCTGTTGAGCCTATCAGCGGCCTCTACATCAATGATTTGACCGGCATTAGCCTTGCCGACCTTGATTCGGGCGTGAATGAGGAGGACAAGACGGCCTACACCTTGATTCAGCGCAAGATTGACCAAGCGGCCAATATGCTGAAGGCTGAGTCGTTGGCTTACTTGCAGAGCCGTTGGAACTATACCACTTCATCTTGGAATGGTGATTTGGGCTTCTATGCCGAGTCCGTTCAGCCTTTGGCTGCTTCGGGTGTATGGAGAGGCATCGGGATGCGCTATCGGCAGGTGGACTACATCTCCGTGACCATCTCTTCCATCAGCCTCTTGTTGCCTTCTTCGGGCGTTGTCCCGGTTCGTGTGGTTGACTTGAGGACGGGCGTGACTTTGGACACCTTCAATGTCACCTCGGTGGCTAATTCGGTGACGAGGCTTGTGGTGAACAAGACCTACCAATCCAACGGTCAGATGTTGAATTTGGCGGTGCTTTACGATGCCACCACGAAGGCTTCCTTCCAGACGAGCTTGTATGCGACCTACGGATGCGGTGGATGCGGTCGGGGTTATCGTTGGTCGGAGAATATGCTTGAGCGGGCCATTGAGATACCCACGGGCGGTCAGTTGATTGAGAGCAACATTTCGGGGGGCGGTTTCACCGGTGGNTTGAGTGTTCAGTACCAAGTCGCTTGCAGTTTTGAAGCATTGCTCTGCGCCCACGTTGCGCAACTCGGCTATCCATTGCTTTACAAGACCGGGATGTTGTTGTTGAAGGAGATGGAGTTCTCCAANAGGCTGAANGGTGTCATTGTGTTCAACCGGGATATGAATCAGGAGTTGAGCAATTACTATCAGGCTCAATACGACCAATATATGCAACGCTACTTTGAGCAAGCATCCCTGCCGGAGAGCGGTTGTTTTGCTTGTAGGCAGAGGGTTCGGCAAGCCTCCTTCATACCGTGACGATTGATGATTACATAAAGAAGCTTCAGGGACAGGTTTCTCGGTTGCCCGAAGCGAGGCTGTATGCCTTGCGTGGAGCGGCTGTTGCTGCTCACAATGGCCCTGACGGTCTTGAAAAGAGGATTCACGAGAAGAAGTTGGCTGCCGATATGAGTTTAATGAAGAGGGATTATTCAAAATTTAAGAAAAGAGATTACAGGAGAGGGGATTTTGTGCCATATATTGAATTGCGACAGAGGTACGGCTTGCAGGTGCAGGCGTGGGATTTGGAGTTTACAGGCACTTTGAGAAACGAATTAAAGGTTCTGCATAAGCGTTCGGAGGGGTCTCCCTTTATGTTCGGTGGGCCAAACTTTGTGGCAGAGATAACCACAAAGACAGGGCCGGACGATGAAGTGAATATCGTTAAAATGACCGTTAACGAGGCGAACATTCGGAGACCGATTTTCAAGTTAAGCGAAAAAGAGAGGGGTATTTTTATTGAAACTTTTGCAAAGTTGTTTGTGCCAAAGCTGTTTAGAACGACACTATGATAGTTACCCAGGTTATTGACGAGATATTNGCCCGGCTGAACGCCTANAAACTCGTTCGGCATACGGGCTTTGCGGAGTTGTTGCCCGATAGGGATGGCAAGATTATCCCTGCCGTTTACTGCTCCAACGGAGAGTACCGCCACGTTGTTGACGATTACGATTGGAACGAGGGCATTGCCTTCATTCGCTACAATGGCCGGGAGCGGGCCGAGGTCACGGAGGAAAACAACTTCATCGGATGCCAAGACCTGCTGAGAATCGTTTATCCCTTGCGTCTTGTGATTATCGGTCGCAGGAAGGGTAAGAGACCTTACGAGGTGAGTTCGCTCGTCCAGAGCAAGATTACGGGCCTCTACGAGTCTTTGGCGCAGACTGTCGGTGCGGTGAGCGTGGATGTGTTGGGTGTGAGTGCCGGGTATTCTATTAAGGAGAATCTGGAGAGCGAGTTTGAGGGGGCGAAGATTGCGTGGGACACGAACTTGTATATCATTACGCTTGACTTGGAGGTTGAGGTTGTGGGTGATGCTTCTTGTTTGAATACCGAAGAGCCTTGCGTCCCTACGCCTACGCCTACGGCCCGAATCTTTGACCAGACTTTTGACCAAACCTTTAATTAGGTCGCTCAAACTTTATCTTTGAACTTAAAATCAAACGAATATGGCTGTTAAGACACGGATAAATTTGGATGCGTCCTCGGTTGTGGTGAGGGACGAAACGGGTGCTTTGCAGAATACAGCTGCAAGGGTCGGCACTTTGCTTCAAGACTTCTCGGATTCTGTTGCATTGCTTCGGGAGAGGGGATGTGTGAGCCTTTCTACGAGCGCGAGTACGCCATTCACTCCTGCGGCAGGCGATACACCGGAGAAACTCNCNTANNCNATGACGAGCGTTGTGAGTACGCCTTACAATGTGAGTTCGGAAACAAGCCCCA